GTTAAAGTAAATAAAGTATACGACATATTAGATAATTTTAAAGACGAATTAATAAGAGAAAAAATAAAAAATAGGAGGTACAAATGAGATTAAGCAAAGAAGAGTACAGAGAAGCAGAAGGATGTTTAAAAAGATATAATTATAATTGCATAACAATAATGAACATAAGAGCAGATATAATGAGCATAGGAGCTCCTAGTATGGACGGAATGCCAAAAGCACCATATTCGATAAGTGATACAGTTTATAATCAAGTAATCAGATTACAAGAAGATAAAGAACTACAGAAATGTTTAAAAGAGTATCAAATAGTAGTACAAGCCTTAGAATTAGTTAATAAAGATTGCAAAGATATATTTGATTGTTACTACAGAAGAAATAAAAGTAGATGGGAAACAATTAGCGAAATAGGATTTTCAGAAAGGGATTTTTACAGAAAAAAAACACATTTGATTAATACAGTACATAAAGAAATTAAAAAAAGTTGGCAGTAATTTGGCAGTTTTTCATAAAAAATCCATGTTAAAATGGTTGTAGGTGAAAAAGGTACAGCTAGGGTAGCTCCCGAAAAACATAAGCCTTAATGTTCGCTGTACCACCTATATTTAGAGGCAAAATACGAAAGGTGGTATTTAAATGGGATATCAAGAAGCTAAAAAAGATGGTATAAGAATTGTTGAAAGAAAAGGTAATAAAACTTATACTATATATTATCCAAAATGCCATGTTTGTGGCGAGGAAATAAAAAGTATGACATATAAATCTGAAATGAAGTATACATGTCAGAGATGCAAAATGTTAAATTACATGTCAGACAGAATACAAAGAATAAAAAACAATAAAGATAAAAAAGAAAGAAAGTTAAACAATGCTATAAATAAAATAGAAAAACAAGTTGGAACAAAAATAAAAGAATATAACAAAGCAATAGAAATAATTAAACAAAATTTACATGAAGATAAATGGTTTGATAGTACAGAAGAAATAATGACAGCTTTAGAATTGATACGAAGAAACATAAGATTTAAACATCAAGTTCCATTTGGTATTTATAGAGCAGATTTTGTTTTGCTGGAAGAAAAGATTGTCTTAGAAATAGATGGGACAATGTTTCATACAGAAAAGACTAAAGAAAAAGAAAATATAAGAGATTCATTAATAATTCTTAATTTAGGACCTGAATGGGAAGTAGTAAGAATTACAGATGAATTGATAAACCAAAATATTAGAAGACTATTACCAGCAATAAGAGCAATAAAAAAGAAGAGACAATTAGTAAGAAAACAAAATAATGGTGTATTACCAGATTGGTATAGTGTAAGAATTTAAGTTTCTAAAGAGTTAGTTATATAAATATAGCTAGCTCTTTTATTATAGTTATTAATGATACTAGATAAATTAATATAAAAAATGTAGTATACACACTCCTTTCAAATATAAGTCAGACAATTCTAGTTAAGTCTTATAAATTCAGAAATAGTGAAATGGTATCACACAGCACTTTGAATGCTGAGTTATTAGTTCGAGTCTAGTTTTTCCGAGCCACAGAAAAAGAGAAATCTTTTGCAGAGCTATGCACTAAGTGGCTCTAGTTTTCTAATTATAAGTAGTACGAAGTATGTAAACATATATAGCAGAATGGCAAAAAGTAGTTTAATAGACGAAGTATAAGCCGTTCAGTTCTAGAGTGCAATTATGTATAATTTACATATTTCGTAGTGTTTATAAGTGAAAAGGAGAGGGTGTTTTATATGGATAAAGAAATAGAACAATTCAAGAAAGAAAACTGTAGCAAATGTACAAAAAATATAGACTGTAAAATAACAAGAAAAATAGACGGAAGATTAACATGCACAGAAGAGGAATAAAATATGGTTCAATGTTTGATAGATAATAAGATATGTCCCAATGGAAATAAAAAATGTAAAGTATGTAAATTTGACAGTTGTGAGGAAGTACTAGATATGATAGAAGAAGAACAAAAATATAAGGATAATGACAAACTAAAACAAATAAAGAATGAATTACCAGAACAGTGTAAAAGCTGTTCTTTTTTAGAAGTTATAAACTTAGATAAGCAGATAGTAAGATGTCCTTATCTAGTTAAAGAAAGGTGTTTAATAAAATGAAATTCAAAATAAACAATACAGAGTGGACCATAGAAGAAGTAGATGAAGCTACAATAAATAATGAGATGAAGAGTGATGGTATTTTAGGGTTAACAATATATAAAACTCAAACTATAATGTTGTTAAAAGATCAAGCCAACATAATAAAGACATTGAAACACGAACTAACTCATGTATGGCTATATGAATATGGTCATAATCAAAATGATGATAAAACATTTTGCTATGAAGATGTATGTGAAGTTGTTGCAAGTAGCAATGATTTTATAAATGAGATAGTAAATCAATATTTAGGAATAAAACCAATAAAGACAATAAAGTAGGTGAGCGAGGTGGCTAAATATGACTGGAAGCAGTTAGAAAAAGAATACATATTAAGCGATTATAAATCAGTAAGTAGCTTTCTGAAAGATAAAGGGATAAAGACGAGTGGAAGTACCAAAAAGAGTACAAAAGGGTGGAAAGAAAAAAAGGTACTAAAAGAGGAACGAAAAAGTACCAAAGTAATAGAAAAGGTACTTGAAAAAGAATCAGAAAAAGAAGCTAATAAAATAATGCAAGTAAAAGATGTTGCAAATGATTTATTAAGCAAAATAGTACAAGCTAATAATGAACTTAATATGCATTTAGCAAGAAACAAAAAGAAAACTAAAACAGTAGAATATGATTATAAATGCAATAAACCGTCTAAAGAAACAATAAACGAAGAAGAAGAAATTAAATCGTATATAGACATCATAGATAGAAAAGGACTTAAAGAACTTACATCTGCATTGAAAGACTTAAATGATATATTAGATCCTAAAGATGAAGATAACGATGAAGACAATTCATTTATAGAAGCTTTAAACAAAAAAACGGAGGACATTTGGAATGAGAAAGAGAAATAAAGCAAATTTCAAATGGAAACCAATGTCTAACAAACAGTTGAAAGTATTTACTTGGTGGAACGATAATTCACCTATGAAAGATAAAGATGGAATAATAGCAGATGGAGCTGTAAGAAGTGGAAAAACAATAAGTATGGCACCGAGTTTCGTAATGTGGGCAATGGAAAAATATGATGAATGCGATTTTGCGATATGTGGAAAGACTATAGGTTCTTTGAATAGAAATGTTATTAATACATTAAAAAAGCAATTACATTCACTTAAATACAGATATGAACATAAAAGAAGTGAAAATTTATTAATAGTTAGTAAAAATGGGAAAACTAACTATTTTTATTTTTTTGGGGGAAAAGATGAAGCTAGTCAAGATTTGATACAAGGTATGACTTTAGCTGGAATATTCTTTGATGAAGTAGCATTGATGCCACAATCATTTGTTGAACAAGGTATAGCCAGATTAAGCATTGAAGGTGCTAAATTTTGGTTTAATTGTAATCCTAAAAATCCAAATCATTGGTTTAAATTAGAATATATAGACAAGATACAAGAAAAAAATATACTATATCTACATTTTACAATGGACGATAATTTAACATTATCAGAAGCAGTAAAAGAAAGATATAAGAGAATGTTTGTAGGAGTATTCTATAAGAGAAATATTTTAGGATTGTGGGTAACTGCGGAAGGTTCTATATATACTGTTTATAGTGATAATAAAGAAGCATATTATACTGATAACCCAGATTATGACTTCATTCAAATAGGAATAGACTTTGGTGGCAATGGTTCTGCACATACATTTGTTGCAAGTGGTTTAAAGAATGATTACTCAAAATTAACATCTTTGATGTCAGAAAGAATAGAAGCAACAGGTATGACACCTCAACAATTATATAATGCATTAGATTTATTTATTGAAAGAGTACAAAATAAATATGGACAAGTCAGTGCAATGTATCCAGATAGTGCTGAACAAACACTGATAAATGGAATAAAAATTATGGTGTCAAAAAAATATCCGCACATAATCGTTAGAAACAGTATCAAAGAAGAAATAATAGACAGAGTAAGATGTACTACAAGCTTAATGGCTAGTTTTAGATACTTTATGACACATGATTGTAAAACATTAGAATTAGCATTCGAAAATGCAGTATATAATGATAAACCGAAAGAACAAGGAAAAGATGAAAGATTAGATGATGGAACATCAGACATAGATACATTAGATGCATTTGAATACAGCTGGGAAAGATATATAAGACAATATAGCAGAGTTGCATAGGAGGAACATAATGTTTGAAAAATTAGTAAATTTTATAAAAGGAGCAATAAATAAGATGTTTAATACAACTGATATAGCAAAAGATTTTAATATAGATATATCAACAAGCAATGAAATATTATCTGCCATTGAAAAGTGGTCTGCTATCTATAATGGTAGAGCAGCGTGGCTAAACGAAGAAGTTAAGTCATTACATGTTGCGAAAACAATATGTGAAAAAGTTGCAAAGGCTGTAACAATAGAATTTAAATCACAAGTAGATGATGAACAGATAGATAAGATATATCAAAGGTTTATTAAGAATATAAGAACTAATACAGAGTATGCTCTTGGCAAAGGTGGAATGTTCTTTAAACCATTTTATGCTAATGGGAAAATAAAGATTAGTTGCATTCAAGCAGACAAATTTATACCAACAAAGTTTGACAGCACTGGCGAATTGCTAGGTGCTATTTTTATTGACCAAATCACAAGAGGAAATGAAATATATACAAGACTTGAATATCAAGAACTAAACGATACAACACTTACAATTAAGAACAAAGCGTATAAAACTACAGTACATAATTCTAATATATTAGGTAATCAAATTTTACTTTCACAGGTACAAGAATGGGCAAATATTCAAGAAGAAATACAAATAAATGATGTTAACAGATTATTGGGTGGGTATTTCAAAATACCTATTGCAAATCCAGTTGATAATACTAGTCCTGTAGGTGTTGCAATATTTGCAAATGCTATTGATACATTAGAAGAAATAGACAAACAATTCAGCAGAACATTATGGGAATATGAAGGCTCTGAACTTGCCGTTGATATAGATGCAACGGCATTTACAAAAGACAAAAACGGAAATGATATATTACCAAAAGGCAAAGAAAGACTATATAGAAAGTTAGATTTTGGAGACGAAAGTAAGTGGAACGTATTTAGTCCTCAAATAAGAGATACAGCATTGTTTAATGGATTAAATGAGTGGTTAAGACAATGTGAGAGTCAATGTGGGTTAGCATTTGGAACTATATCTAAAATAGAAAATATTGAAAAGACAGCAACAGAAATAAAATCAAGTAAACAAGATTATTATGTAACAGTTTCAGATATACAAGGAGCATTACAAACAGCATTAGAAGATTTGATTTATAGTATAGATATTTTAATGAGTTTATATGGAATAAAACATAAAGTTGGAACACTTGCAAGTTTTGACTGGGACGATAGCATTCTAGTAGATAGTGAAAAGAAACAATCACAAAGTTTAATAGAAAGGAATGCAGGCTTAATAGATGACATAGAATACTTTGTACAAACAAGGGATTATTCAGAAGAAGAAGCAACAGAGTATGTCAATAAAATGAGAGAACGAAGCAAAGAACAAATACCTAACGATGTGCAAGAGGAGTAGTTTATGATAGAAAATAAAATACAAAGTGCAATAAAGCCTATTATAAGTATATATTCTAAAATAGAATTAGAACTAATAGAGAAAATTGCAGAGCATTTTAATATAAATGAAGAATTTATTAACAGTGATTATTGGTATTTTGAAAAACTAAAAGAACTTGGAGGACTAAACAGTGAAACATTAAAACTATTAGAAGAATATACTGGAAAAACAAAAAAAGAATTAGCAAAAGCAATGAAAGATATAGGCATAAGCTCTATACCTGTTGATCAATTAAATATAGCAACACAAAAAAATGCTTTATTAAATCCAGAAACAATAATAAATAATGTCAATATACAAAACATAATACAATATAGTTATGATGAAATAGAAAAATCTTTCTTAAATCTAAACAAAACTATACAAGAACAAGTAAGGAAAACTTATACAGATATAATAACAGAAACATACATAAAAACAAATGCAGGTGTTTATAGTTATCAGGAGGCAATATTAGACAGTTTAGACAAGTTAGGCGACAAAGGTATATCTATACTTACTTACCAAGACAAAAACGGCTTAATAAAGAACTATGATGTTGTGGGAACAGTAAGAAGAGATTTATTAGTAGCAACAAGAGGACTAGCAGGAAAAGTAAATGAAGAAGTAATAAAAGAAAGTGGAAATCATGTAATAAGAGTAACAAATCACTTTGGAGCTAGAACTGGAGATGGCGGAGAAAATTATACAAATCATGCATGGTGGCAAGAACTTCAATTCTTCTGCTGGGATTATGATGGAAAGGCCACAGAAGAAGAAAAGAAACTTCCTGATTTCATGAAACATTGTAATTATGGAGATGCACGAGGAATAGTAGGTATTAACTGCAAGCACTTATTTACTGTTTGGTATGGCTCCACAAAAAAAGAAGATTTAGGATTTACCTATGATGAAAACAAGGAAGAATACGAAAAAACACAGAAGCAAAGATACTTGGAAAATGGCATTCGTAGATGGAAAAGAAAACAAGTAATTGCTAATAAAGTAGAAGATGAAGAAGGCTATAAAAAATCGAGTATAAAAGCTAAAGAATGGCAAGATAGATTAAATACATTTACAGAAGAAAACAAATTAAAGAGAGATTATACAAGGGAATATATAAAAGGATATAAAAATATGACAATAAAAGAAAAAAATGATATAATATTATTACCAAATTATCAAGAAGCCATAATACCAGAAGAAAAATTTACTGAGTATGCATTAAATCCATTAAAAGATAAAAATAAGGCAGAAGCATTTGAAAAAGCACTAGGATATAACTTAAGCAATTCAAATAAATTGATAGAGAATATAAGAACTAATATAAATAAGTTTAATGCAACAGAAAAGCCAGATTTGGGATATGGTACAAGATACGAAATTATAATGAATTTGACAGGAGAAAACGGTAAGAATGCAAATGTAAAAACAGCTTGGATAATAGATAAAGATACGAAAAAGACTAAGATGACAAGTGCATATGTAACAAGTAAAAAGTGGAAAGAAGGTAATAATGATGAAAATAAAAATGTTTGATATTGTGATATTAAAAGATGGTAGAAAAGCAACAATAGTGGAAATATATGAGCAAGGAAAAGCGTATGAAGCTGATATATTAGTAGATGATACAGGAGAATATCCAGAATATGAAACAGAGACTATAAGACAAGATGAAATAAAAGAGGTGATAAAGTAATGAAATATAAAATAGGAGACAAAGTAGAATTAACAAACGGTTGTATTGTAGTTATAACTGACATACAAGGAAGTATAGGAGGCGAACAATGCTATATAGCAGGAATATCTCCGATACCAGAAGAAAAGATAATAAGAAAAATAGAAGATTAATATAGATATTTGAGGTGGCGGAATAGGTAGACGCTAAGTGCGATAGAAATATCCGAGTCGAATAAAATACAGGGGTAACCGTTATCAGAAGTGGCGTAGGAGTGTACACTGGCACTCTATGTTAGGTGCAAATCCTAACCCTCAACAATAATTAAATAGTTAAATCATAGGAGTTCAAAAAATGGACTTCTATTTTTTATACAAAAATTTGACTATATGCAGGTCGTGAACAAGTGCATAACTACATCGTGATGAAAACACGTAAAAAGTCGTAGTAGGAGAAAGGAAACATTATGAAAAGAAAATTTTTAGAGGACTTAGGACTTGAAGGAGATGCTATTGAAAAAATAATGGCAGAAGCAGGAAAAGATGTAACATCTTTAAAAGCAAGAGTAGATGACTTAACAGAACAATTAAATGTTAAAGAAACTACTATTTCAGAAAAGAATAACAAAATAGCTGAACTTGAAAAAGTGGACGTCGAAGCTATTAAAAAATCTGAGTACGAGAGAGGAAAAACAGAAGGTTCTAAAGAAATCGAAGATTTTAAAAAGCAAAATGCTTTAGACAAGGCTTTATTAAACTATAAAGCAAAAGATGCTAGTATTTTGAGTAAAATGCTAGACATGGAAAAGGTTAAATATAATGACAAATTTGAAATAGTGGAAGGATTAGAGGACCAAATAAACTCTATCAAACAAAGCCACGATTATTTATTTGACAATGATGAGCCTTTACCAACATTTTCAGGAGCAAATCCAAACAATAATCCAAGTTTTAATAATAAAGAATTATCTCTTGGAGAAGCCTTAAAAGAAAAATTTAAATAAAAATTAGGAGGAAAGAATTATGATAACATTAGAAGAAGCAAAAGTAGGGATGGCTGATAAAGTAGACCAAGCAGTCATTGATGAATTTAGAAGAGGGTCTTTATTGCTAGATAAGCTAGTATTTGACAATGCGGTAGCACCTGGAACAGGTGGAAGCACATTAACTTATGGATACACGAAGCTAAAAACGCCATCAACAGCAGGATTTAGAAAAATAAATGGCTCATATACAAATAATGAAGCTAAAAGAGAAAAGGCAAGTGCTGATTTAAAAATATTTGGAGGAAATTTTAAAATTGATCGTGTATTGATAAATACATCTGGAGCAGTTGATGAATTAGATTTCCAAATGAAAGAAAAAATAAAGGGAGCTATAAATTTATTCCATAATACAGTAATAAATGGAAATGAAGCAGTAAATGAAGATGAATTTAACGGATTAGATGTTATGCTAAAGGGGTCTAGTACAGAATATAACGCATCTGAATATGCACAAACAACAGATACTGATATAGTAGAAGGAAAGACATATTATACTAGAAGTGGATCAGGAACTGCAAGTTCTCCATACAAATATACAAGAGTTGAAAGTCCAGCTAAAGCAAATATAGCTACATATTATGAATTAAAAAATGCCTTTGATTTGTCAACATCTAAAAAAATGGATGATAACTATCAAGAATTTTTAGACAAAATGGATGACTTCGTTTCTATTATGCAAGGTAAGCCAACAATGTTTTTAGGAAACAACAAATTAATTACAAAAATTAAAGGTATTGCAAGAAGAGCGGGATATTATACTAAATCAGAGGATGCATTTGGTAGAAGCATAGATATGTGGGATAACATACCATTAGTTGATTTAGAAGAATATTTTGATGGTGTAAATACAACACCTTGTGTTAAGATTTCAGAAGAGGGCTTAACAGACTTATATGCTGTTCAAATAGCAAAAGACGGTTTCCATGGTGTATCGCCAACAGGAACAGGAGTTTTAAGTACATGCTTACCAGATATGAAAGCTCCTGGAACAGTTAAAGAAGGAGATGTAGAAATGGTTGCTGCAGTTGTTCTTAAAAATACACTAAAAGCCGGAGTATTTAGAAATATTAAAGTAAAATAAGAGGAGTGAGGGCATGATTAACTATATCGATTATGATTTTTATAAGAATAAATACATGGGCGACATGCCTGAAGAAAACTTTGAAAAATTAGCATTAAGAGCGAGTGCAGAAGTACGCAAAAACATTTTTGATAGAGATATAACAAACTATGAAAATGAAGTACAAATGGCAACTTGCTCTGTTGCTGATATATTATTAAAAGTTGAGCAATTAGAAAATAAGAAAGATACAATATTATCAAACAATAATCTAAAGAGTGAAAGTGTTGGAGATTATTCAAGAACATTTGATACTTTAGAAATAGATAATGTTAATGTAGAAATTTCTAACCAAAAAGAGAAAATTAAAGAAGAATTAAGAAGATATTTATTATATACAGGCTTATTATATAGAGGTGCTTGATATGGAAGATATGTTTAATAAAGATATAACAGTAATAAATCAATACATAGATAACGACCATAAAAAAGCATATAAAGTAAGCTATGTAAAAGGATTTTGGAGTTCTAATGATGGAATATCTATAAACGGAACACAGCTAACAAAAAATGATGGTTTGTCTGCAAGAATACTAATAAATGATAATAGAAATGAAGAATATCAAAAACCAGAGGACTTTAGAAAAAAGCAAAAAACATGGACATTACAAAATGATGATTATTTGATAAAAGGAAAGGTAGAGAATTTTACAACTATATCTAAATTATTGAATGATTATCAAGAAGTAATAAAAATTACAAACATTGCTATTAAAGATTGTGGCTCAGAAGATATGTGGCATTTTTCTGTAACAGGAGCTTAGTATGAAAGTTGATTATGTGGTAGCTTTTAGTGGTTTACAAAAACAACAAATTGTTGATAAATATGGTCTAGAGGGTGGAAGAACGCAAAAAATAATTGATAGTAGTTTTATGGCACATGTCGATAAATATATGCCGATGGACAGTGGGCAAATGATAACAAGTATGTATAATTCTACTAAGGTTGGAAGCGGAGAAATAAATATAAATACACCTTATGCTCATTATCAGCACGAAGGAGAGAAATATATTGACCCTAAATATAAAATAGGCGCTTTTCATGATCCAGTGAGTGGAAGATATTGGAGTAGACCAGGGATAAAGAAAGTTCCAAGCAATGAAAAACTAAATTATCATGGTGGAGCTTTAAGAGGAGACCATTTCGTTGAGCGTATGTTGTCAGACCATTTTGAAGATATATTAAATTCAGGTCAAAAGGAGATAAATAAATGAGTAAAGCAATGATTGATACAGTAAGGGATTATATTAGTAAATGCCCGTATTTAAAAGAATATGCCGAATTAAATATAGAATATTTAACTGATAATGTAGAAACTTATTCAATAAATGAAAATGCTGGATACGAGCCAGTGATTCAAAAATATATGATAGGTGGAGATTATCAGTTTTTATTTACTTTTGATAGCAAGCTTCATTGGAACGAAGACATCCAAAACAATATAGATAATTCAAAGTTCTTCGAGAACTTTAAAAATTGGTTAGAAAAAAATAATAACAACAAAATATATCCTGAAATAGAAGGAATATATGAAATTGGAACAACGACAAATGGTTATATATTTGCTACAAATGCAAACGAGGCTATTTACCGAATCCAATGCTATTTTAAATATTACAAGGAGGATTAAATATGGCAACTAAGAAAAAAACAGTCGCAAATGAAACTCCAAGCAAAATTAGTTTATTAAATTTAGAAAGTGAGGAAAAAACAATGGCTGATTTAGAGAGATTAAATAATATGGCTAAAGTCAATTTCTTAAACACAACACCAACTGGAACAAGCAAGACTTGGTCAATTCTAGGAAAAGGTATTACATCCAAAGAAAATAGCTATGGTGCCAAAACAACAGATGAACACTGGATAGTTGAAGAAAACGAAAGACATAGCGTGGATGGCTATGCTTTAGGCTCAGATATAGAACAAGTGGCTCTTAAAGGAGATCCAGTATTTACATATATTGATGATTTAATGTATAAAATGAAGAAAGGAACAGATTTAGAGACAGAATTGCTTGAAGTATTTAAGTATAGAGTATCTGAAACAGAGTCTACTCCAAAATATGACGCAAGACTATTTAAAGTTTTAATAGTTCCAGATTCTGATACACTTGAAGGTGGAAGTGCATTAAAAATTAAATACAAAATTCAAATACAAGGGGATCCAACTTTTGGAACAGTTACTTTTACAAATGGCACACCAACATTTGAAGAAAAAAACTAGGGAAAATGGCGATTTGTTTAGTTATATCGAAAAAAATGTCGAATATTGTCATACGATTTATGTTGTAATATTCGACATTTATAGTTATAATTCTTTCATATAGTAAATGAAAGAAGGAAATTATATGTTTTGCGATAAATGTGGAAAAGAAACAGATGGAAAATCAAATTTTTGTAACTATTGTGGAGCAATATTAGATAATCAAGAAAATGTTAATGTGCACCAATCAAGAAGACATGCAAGCCATTCTGTAAAAGTTAAAAAGAAAGTATATCAGCAATGGTGGTTTTGGGTTATTATTGTTATTATAGGACTTGGAATAATTGGAAGTTTGGGAAGTGACACAACTCAAACAACTTCTTCAAGTGCGTCGAAAAGCAATACGGTTCAAACAAGTTCAAAATCAGAAGAAGAGATAATAGAAATAGATTACAATGTATTATATAAAGAATATCAAGACAACGCTATTGCAGCTGATGCGAAATACAAAAGTAAAACATTAAAATTAACAGGAGAAGTATATGATATAGACAGAGAAATCGCAGGTAATACATACATAACATTTAATATTGGGGGACAATATAGTTTTAAAAATGTGAGAATTACATTTAAAAAGTCAGAAGAATCAAAGGTTGCACAGCTAAAAAAAGGTCAAAAAGTAACGATAAAAGGAAAATGTACTGGAACATTACTAAGTACAACTGTTGCTTTAAATGATTGTGAAATAATAGAATAACAGCAAGAAACACTTGTCAGTGTACTCAATTAAGAAAAATCCGCTTTTGGATTTAGTACATAGACGAGTGTTTTTCTTATGCAAAAAAACAAACGTCAGAATTAATCTGATGTTTTTATTGTAGGAGGAAAAATGGATTATATTAAAATAAAAAAAAGAAAAGATATTTTAAAGTTAGGCATCAAAGATGAAGTAGGTAATATTGTAAAAGATGAAGATGGGAATGAGGTATTTTTACAATTTAATTTAGGAGATATAGAACTGCCACTAAAATACAATAAATGTATTAATCTTATAGATAAAGCAAGAAAAGATTTGAAAATGCAATTCATAATAATAGATAAAAAACAAGACCATAAAGGGAAACAGCTTCTAAGTTCTAATGAGGAAGCAAAGATGAAAGTAATGAAACAATACTATAGAGACATGGAAAATGCTATGGATCTGTTTCTAGGAGAAGGTGGAACAAGGAAATATTTGAATGGTGCTAATCCTTATTGGGAAATGTTTGATGACATAAGTGAAGCTATAGAGCCATTTATGAATCAAATGGATTTGACAGTAAATAGTATGACTGAAAGAATAAAAGAAAAGTATAAAGTAAAAGAAAGTGATGTTTTGACAGATGAATAATTATCCTAAATTTGCAAAAATAGACAATAAACAATATAGAATAAATACTGACTATAAAGTAGCGTTAAAATGTATTGATGTTGCAGAAAGTACGAACGTTACTGATGAAGAAAGAGCTTTAGCTATAATTTTTTTGCTATTCGGAGAAAAAGGACTCAACGACGCAAATAATTGGGAAAGATTACTAAAAGTTGCATTAAAATATTTAAGATGTAATCAAGAAGAAACAGATGGCAACATAGAAGAAAAAAATATGGATTTCAAACAAGATTGGGGGTATATAAGGACCTCTTTTTTTTATGATTACAAGATAGACTTAGACGTAACTAGCTTACACTGGTGGAGTTTTTATGAAAAAACTTGCGGACTTAGTGAAAAGTGCATATTAAATAGAATTAGATTTTTAAGAGATTTTGATGTTTCTCAAATAAAAGATATTACTGAAAAGGAGAAATGGATTAAGCAAAAACAACAAGTAGCATTAAAAGAAGAAAAGACAGCAGAAGAAAGAAGATTAGATGAACTCTTCAAAAAGCAAATGAAAGGAGAGTGACAAAATGAGTGTAGATGGGTACTTAAAAATAAAAACTAAGCTAGATAATAAAGAAATAGACAAAGGAATATCAGAATTAGAAAATAAAATAAAAAAATTGCAAGAAGACAATTCAAAAGCTAGCATAGAAGAAAAAGGACTACAAGAAGAAGTGAATAAATATAAAGCACTTCAGCAAGAAGCAGATAAATACAAACAAAAGATATCGAGTTTAAATAAAGAAAAGCAAGCAATGTTTATAAAAAATGGATTTAATAGAGAATTGCCAGATTCAGAAATGCCTAATTATAATAAAGTTACATCCGAATTAGAAAATGTAAGAGCAAAGTATTCTAATATAAATAGTGAAATAGATAAGCAAGCTCCAAAAATAGAAAAAGTCTATACAAAGCTGAATAAAATAAAAGTCAAGCAAACTGAAAATAATGCTAAAATTTCAGAATATAAACAAAAAATAGAGCAAATTAAAACTAATAAAATACAGCAAGGAATAGATTCAGTAGGAAAGAAAATTCAAGGACAAATAGGCAAACTAGGGAAAATGGCAATTGCAATTGTAGGAATACAAACTGCATGGGGAGCAGTGAGAAGCGCAATAAACTTAGTATCTCAATATAATCCGCAGATTTCAGCAGACTTTGAATATATGAAGTTTTGCATAGCAAATTTAGTAGCACCAGCAGTGCAATTACTTATCAAGTTACTTTATACTGTTCTAGGATATGTAAACGCAATTGCAAGTGCATGGTTTGGAATAAATTTGTTTAGCAATTCAAGTGTAAAAGCTTTTCAAAAAATGCAAAAAAGTATGAATGGCACAGCTAAATCAGCAAAAGAGACACGAAAATCTTTACAAAGTTTTGACGAAATGAACGTATTGCAAGACGACTCAGATTCAAACAATTCTAAGATAGCAACACCAAGCGTAGACTTAAGTAAAATGCAAGGTGAAGTTCCAACATGGCTGAAATGGATTATTGACAATAAAGATTTAATACTAAGCGTTCTTGCTGGGATTGTTGCTGGAATACTAGCAATAAAGTTAGGACTTGGGGGATTAAAAGCACTTGGAATTGGGATGCTAATAGCAGGAGTTGTTTACACAATTCAATCTCTAGTTAATTATTTGAATGATCCGAGTTGGTCGAATTTTGGTAAAATTATAACAGGAATTGGTGTGGCAGTGCTTGGACTTGGAATTTTGATAGGAAGTGTTCCGGTTGCGGTAGCTGGGGCGGTTGTAGTAATCGTTGGATTAGTAGTCAGGTATTGGAACGAAATAAAAGACTTTCTACAAAAAGCATTTGATTGGTTGAATAATATAGCAGATGGAATTAAAAACAATATTGACGAAAAATTAGAATGGATACGTTCAAATTTTGGAATTGTAGGTGTGGCAATTGCTGGAATAATTGAATATGTAATTAATTTAATTTTAGCATTAGTTGAAAATGCTAAAAATGATTTTGTACAATTTTTTGGAGGCATATTTGAAGGAGCTAAAAATATTCTTGATGGGATAATAAAAATCTTTAAAGGAGATTTTAGTGGAGGAATAAAGCAAGTTGGAGAAGGAATAAAACAGATATTTACAGCAGTATGGACTCACGTTTTGAATACCTTCACTGTTGCATGGCGAGCAATACTTAGTGCGTGCGGTAAAGGTGGAAAAATATTCAATGGAATAAAAGACGGAATAGTAAATACGTTTAAAACAATTGTAAATGCTTTAATAACTGGAATTAATTGGGTCATAAAACAGCCGTTTAATAAAATTAATGGTTTATTAAACAATATAAAATCAATAAATGTTATGGGAGCTAAACCTTTCGATGGATTATGGGGTTGGAGCCCGTTACCGGTTCCTCAAATTCCAAAATTGGCAAGAGGAGGAGTTATCACACAACCAACGCAAGCAATAATAGGAGAAACCGGAAGAGAAGCGGTAGTACCATTAGAAAACAACATGGAATGGTTGGATGTATTAGCTGATAAATTAGCAAGCAAAATAGGAAACAACAGTGGTGCTTATATAATACAACTAGATGGTAGAGTGATTCAAAGAGGACAAGCTAAGAGAAGACAAGAATATGCTTTTGCAACAAATGGGAGGTAAATATGTTAACAAACAAAGATAGTTTAATAATAGATGGAGTAAAAATGGCACAATTTTTAACTGAAGTTCATTGGGGCTATCATAAAATTTGGAGTTCAAAAAGTGGAAGAAACATGGCCGGCACAAATTCTGGAAGTTTAGTTGGTATTTTTCCAAAAATAACAATGAAATTTAGAAAATTGAATAATGAAGAGATAGGAACAGTCCTATCTCTTTTTAATAAAGCAGAAAACAAAGTCACTGTGTATAATCCAGATTTGAAAAAAATTTTAAACAATATGTCTTTTTATTCAAATGATCAAGAATTTGATCAAAAATATCTTGGAAAAATAGAAGGTTACAGTTGTGCTGTGATTTCAAACAAAGCAAGGGAGTATTATGAATGAAATTAGCAAATCAAAGTTTTAAAGATAATATAAAAAAATATGGTAGACAATTAAATTCGGAAATAACTTTTAATGATGTGACAATAGCTAAAGAAAGTATTAATAAAATAGTTCCGTTTTTCTATACTTCAATTTTTAAGTCTGTTATGTGCGGTTTAGAAATCGACAGCAATGTGAAAATAGAAAAAGATACAATTATAGATGCGAAGATTGGTGTCAAATTCGAAAATAGTGATTATGAGTACATATATTACAATAAGTACAAAGTGTATAGTTGCGAAGTTCAAGAAGATACGGAATCATATAGAGTCGTAGCTTACGATAAAATGATAGATGCTATGACTGATTTTAAGTTAAACGTAACATACCCAATTACTATCAGAGACTATTTAGTAGCAATATTTCAAGAATTAGGTTGGAGTACAGCAGGTATTCCAGCCGCTTTTGTCAATTCTACGAAGCTTATAAAAAACGATATACATTCTGATATTAAATATACATTTAGAAACGTATTAGATGAAATAGCAACAATAACAGGTAGTTTTATATGTGTAATTAACAATATTCCAAGTTTAAAATATATAACAAAAACGGAGCAAAAAATAGATGAAGAATATTTATCAGAAAACGATGTAACAATTGGCGAAAAAGTCTTCTTCAACTCTTTAGTGTTTAGTAGAGCTGAAAGCGATAATATTTATAGAAAAGATACTACAAGCATAGAAACAGATGGACTACATGAATTTAAAATATCAGATAATCAAATCTTAAGTACAAATGACAGAGATGACTTTATTGACGAATTGTTCACATACTTATTAACGTTAGATTTTTATACATTTGATATAAAGTCAACAGGCATTATGTTTTTCGAAGTAGCAGATAGCTTTAATATATCTGTACACAACAATAATTATAATGTAGTTTTATTGAACGACGAAGTTACAGTTGAACAAGATATAGAAGAACATTTATATACTGATGAACCTGACGAAACACAAACAGAATACAAATATGCAGATAGTACTGACAAAAGAATAGATCAGACAAATTTTATAGTAAACAAGCAAGCTCAAAAAATAGAAGGAGTAATAACACAAATCCGGAGACAGGAGCGAAAAATCTACTACTATAACAGCAGATATAGACGGACTAAGTAGTAAAGTTTCTACACTTACAGATTTAACCAAAACTGCAACAGATATTAAGAAAATAACACTAGACAATTGTGCAAATGGAGAATTGCTTCAACTTAATATATTCGGAAATAATACAGTATTTGCACCGTTATTTTTAAGTGATGATTTATATCTTAGCGATAGTCTTTATTTAAAAGATTCTGAGAGCATATTAATAGTAACAGATGAAAAGGGTAATGCAACCAATTATGATCTAAAAATAACAGATACATTGAGACAAAAAGGTAATATTAAAGATGAGTATGTATTAAATGGCGGAGAAGCTAAAATAATAAGAAGAATAAATAAAGACGGAAGTGTAAAAGACAGTGAAGAAACAGAAGATTTAGGAGAATTTCATATTATATTAGCGAAAGGAACAAATACAATTGAAATAAAAGATTATAAGGCTGAAATGCAGGTTAAGTGGGCACAAAAAAGTGATTTAACTGATACTTTTGCAACAAAAGTAGAAATGAATAGTAGTATAGAACAAAAAGCAAGTCAGATAACAGCAGAGGTAAACAAAAAAGTAGATGAAAACGAGTTAGGAACTAAAATAGAATTAAATTGGGAACATGTAAAAGTTGCATGGAATACGATATCTGAATTTCTACAATTAGAAAATTTGAATGGAAATGCAAGTTTGGTTGTAAGAGATGAACAAGGTAATTTACTTATGTCTTTAGACAAAACGGGACAGCACTACTTTATTAAAAAAGATAATACTGATAAAAATATTGCAGACACAACTCTAGTAGAATTAACTATAAATAATGAGACAAGAAAAGCTTTAATGTTCGTACTTGATAATGTGAGTATGAATGGTAATGGAATCATGGCATGGGGATACAAAGCAAATGGCAAAATTTATCCTGCGTTTTATTTAGGCAAAGACGGTAACGGAGACTTTGGATTGCATATAAATACTGAAATGAAAGTATACGAGCGGAATTAAATTTATGAATGCAAAAATAGATGATGATGGAGCAACATTGTATTTGAGAACATCGGCTGCAGTCAAAGTAATGGACAATCAATCAAACGTTTGGATAGCTCAATTATTTAAAGACGAAGGGAAATATGGATTTTCCGTAAAAGCGGATGAATTTGCAATTCAAAGTACAGACGGCAATACTACTCATATGTCTTTTTACGATAACGATGGAGGATCTAAAACTTTAAACTTATTTAACAATTACTTGTTTGCTAAGAAAATATATGCTGATAACATAGCGAACATGGACAATTGTAGTTACATGCAAGCATCTTCAGCCGGCTCAGGAAGTTTATCAGTAACAACTACAGATACGGGAGTTAATCTATATTTTGATGCGGATTGGCAATCAGATGGAAGGTTAAAAAAGAATATAAAAGATAGCAATGTTAATGCATTAGAATTGTTGAGCAAAATACAACATAGAGATTTTTTTTGGAAAAAAGATAATAAACATGAAAAAAATGGATATATAGCACAAGAACTAGAAGAAATAGATGAAAATTTCGTTGTAAAGCATGAAGTAAAAGACGATGATGATAATGTAGTAGATTACGATTATACAATCAATGAGAGATATATAATAACTCTTTTAACAAAAGCAATACAAGAACAGCAAGAAACTATTACTAAGCAGCAAGCTCAGATTGATTTTTTAATGAATAGAGTTGATTTAAGTAAGAAGTTTAAGTTTGACAAACAAGTAAAGAAATCTAATACAGTTAAAGATTATGGCGAAAAAATTGTTGTTAACAGAACAAAATACATTGAAGAGATGAAAAAAAAATGGAGGGAAAAGAAAAATGGAAAAAATTAATTTTCAAAACGGTGTAACTAAGTTAAATAAAGAAACGATGGATACATTTCAATCCAACATCGAAACTGCAATAGAGGAACCGCGAGGAATAATGATTTCTGAGACGACGACAAATAATGTAGGTAAATATATAAAAGTATTCAGTGTAAACATGCAAAAGATAAATTGGAAAACAACAAACATATTGTTTAGAATTTCATGTATAGAAACAGGTTACTACGACAATATATACAATTTAAAAATTAGAAAGCAATCGTCAGACACTGGGGTAACACAAATAACACTAAAAAGAGTAACAGAAATCGAAAAAAATGATTGGATATCAAATGATTTAGTAGTTGTACTAGAAAATAAAAATTTAGCAACATTATACATGAAAGCATCTCACTCAGGAAGTACTCCTGTTTTGAAGATACTTTCTTTTCAAGACAAAGGCAATTTGACTGATTTAACATTGTTTCAAAACGAATATATAGATGCATTGCCGAGTCGGAACTACTACAATATGTAGCAGTACTAACATAATATCTAGTTTAACTGTAAATTCAACATATATATCAGATGTTGATATAAATCAATGTGTTAGAAACGGAAATGTGGTTAGAGTCGATTTTCGAGGGAAAGTTAAGGCTAATATACCAAACGATATTCGGCTTCTTGACTTTGCCGTTTATTCCTGAACTGCAAGGAGTAATTTTTGCGGCGATTGGTGGAAGATACACAGCAGATACAATAAAATGGATGTATTGGAATCGCAATAGTGAAATTAAAAGTGGTGCGATTAGTGCAGATCAATATGTACACATAAGTTTTACGTATATTTGCAAAGATTAGAGGTGAAAAAGAAGAAAGAATAGCAACAGCAGTGGCTGTGGAAAGTGAGGAAATGAAAATGGAAAAATTATTTAATGATGTAAGTATTGCGATTGGATTAATTGGAGGATTAATTGTAAGCTTTTTAGGAGGATGGGATGGACTAGCAATAACACTAGTATCTTTTATTGTATTAGATTGGATAACAGGACTGTTAAAAGCGATATACAATAAAGAGCTAAGTTCATATAAAGGTTTTAAAGGAATAATAAAGAAAGTAGTAATTCTTATTGTAGTAGGAGTTACAGTATTACTACAGAATAATATGGGAATACCTGCAATACGTGAAATAGTCATGATGTTCTTTATAGCAAATGAAGGTATTTCCTTATTAGAGAATGTTTCTCAAATGGGAGTACCATTTCCAGAGAAATTAAAAGACGTTTTAATACAGTTAAGAGATAAAAAGAAGGAGGGATAGGTTATGGAAATAATTAATACTAACTTAAACTTTAAAGCAATGTCTAATAGACAGACAACAGATAGAATAATATTACACCATTCTGCAAGTTCAGTAGCAAGTGCAGAAGATATACATAGATGGCACTTGAATAATGGCTGGGAAGGTGCAGGATACCACTTTTTAGTTCGAAAAGATGGTAAAGTTTATAGAATGAGATCAGAAGAAAAAATTGGAGCTCATGCTTATATGAATAATTATAATTCTATAGGAATTTGCTTTGAAGGTAATTTTGAAGTAGAAGAAATGCCAGACGTTCAAGTACAGAGCGGTAAAGAACTTGTAGCATATTTAAAGAACAAATATCATATTAATAAAGTTCAAGGACATAGAGATGTAAATTCAACATCTTGTCCAGGTCGTAATTTTAGATTTAACGAAATTGCAAATGGACAAGTTACATCTGTAGTAACAGAAAAGCCAAAAGAAAATGCAAAAGGCAAAATAGCAGATATACAATCAACATTAAATAGTAGATACGGCTTCAATATTGCTGTAGATAACATTTACGGAAATGAAACTCATACGGCATTAGTAAAAGCATTACAAACAGAATTAAATAAACAATTTAATAGAAATTTAGCAAGAGATGGCATTTTTGGAAATTTAACAAAATCAGCTTGTGTAGTAGTAGAAAAAAATGACAGTGGAAATATTACATATTTAATTCAAGCTATGCTAGTTTGTCGCGGTTATGATTTAGAAGTAGACGGAATTTTTCGGAAGTGACACAGATAGCAAAGTTAGAGATTTTCAAAGTAGAAACGGTTTAGCTACAGATGGAAAAGTTGGAAAAAATACTTTTGAAAAGTTGTTTAAATAGAAGATAGAGCTAGATTTATTCTAGCTCTTAACATTAAAATATTTACATTCAGCTTCCTTACGAGCCTTCACGGCTTCTTCAAGAGTGTCGAAATAACCGAGACTGATTGATTTTCGATTGAACTGTATTCTAACTCTATATCTATCATTAACTTTAGTTATTCCGTGTGTGACCTGTTGAGTTGTTTTTTTGTGTCTTATTAGAATAAAAACTTAGTAAGCTAGAACGTTGTTTTTCTTTTTCTATGTTTGATAAATTGCCTTGCATGCAACCACAACTTTTTATTTTTCCTTTTAAAACTTGTGTAAATGCTAGTTCTTTAACGTTTCCGCAGTCGCATTCAAACAATGCTAATTTAGAATTGTGCTTATCTATTTTGTTTAAATTCTTTATAAGAGTAAGTTTATTGAATTTCTTTCCGATAAAATTATCTATATTATAACCTCTCAT